TCTTTCGAATTCCATTTGTTCTTGATTGATTGCAAATCCATGTTTCACTCCATCTTTTCGTTTCTTTCCTTGGTCGCGGTACCCGGGTTTTCTGCTATTATTCATAGTTTTTCAGTTCTCTCAGTGTTTGGATTATTTTTTGCGTATAATACACGTCTTCGGCGTAAATTGCAAGTGTCCCCGCTAACTTTTCCAGGTCCACTATGTCATTGACATACTGCTTCTTTCTCTCTTCTCTGAAGTCCTCATAATGATGGTTATTATTCAGCAGTTCGATGTAGTAGGATATGGATTCACACTTGGTCTCAAAGATCCTGAGCCCCCAGCTCGCATTAGGTTTATCAACGGGTTTTATTTGGTCATCTGCTGGGTTAAATGTTCGAATCCCCATAAGATTGTTGCCTTCAACGGCAAACCGTGATCGTCCCCACTCTGACTCATGAATTGCTTGCGCCACTACTAAATCAACCGGAATCCTGTTCCCTCCATCCTCCATAGCATTCAAATGTAATGTGCATTCCTTCACATCTTTAATAAATTCATTGTTATTAGCGTAATCCATTACTGGATTAAAGCTGAAACAAATCAGCAATGATGTGCACAGCCAGTTCATCCGCCCCAACTTTCATTCATTTCCGTATCCACTTTTGATGGAACCTCCAATTCAACACAATTTTCCATTATTTCCTTTATTTGTTTTCCCTGCTTTTCATCCTTGACGGAACAATCCAATTCGTCATGAACCTGTATGAGAGGGATAATTCCCAGTTCCTCATACACGTCAACCATGGCCTTCTTGGTTTGATCCGCAGCTGACCCCTGGATCAGTCTGTTTAACGCCTTATAAGTATATGCTCTCTTGATTGCAAATCCATGTTCAGTCTGTGCTTGATTCAGTGGCAGTGCCTTGTGTACCCCCCACTGGGTGGGCTCCCACAGGTCAAAACGGCATTTCCTCCCTAGTAAAGTCCTGATAACCCCCTTGCTGTTGGCACGGTTCATAACCGCTTCCAACATGCCTTTCATAAATGGAACTTTAGCATGGAAATCCTGTAGCATTGTTTTCGCTTCTTGGGGCTCCATGTCCAATTCACGGGCCAGTTTGTGATAACCCATGCCGTACATGACGCCTAGTCCGATAGTCTTCGCAAGGCTTCTCTGAACTCCTGCCATGTCCGCTGTTTGTTGGTGAAAGTCGAGGTCTTTTTCAAGGTATGCTTCCTGTACTTCCCTAGAACCTGGTTGCTTGACAAGTCGCGCGAAATGCGTGAGCAGTCTTGGCTCCTGCTGTGAGTAGTCCGCCTTGAGCCAGTATTCTCCTGCTTCCGGAATGAAGATTTTCCTAATGTCTTTCGCGAACTGACCCCTGCTCGGAATCTGTTGTAAATTAGGATGATTGTAAGAAAAGCGACCAGTGACAGTACCTCCACTGTCAGACCTAATTTGGTTAATGTGGGCATGTATTCTTCCCTCCTTGTTGTGTTTTATGAGACCATGCAGGAAAGTCCCCCTTAACTTGTTCAGTTCCCTCGCCTGCATGATTAATCGAGGCAGTTCATGCGGATGGTCCGTCAGGAACATCTTGGTGAATGATGGAGAATCCGTCTTTTTAGTTCTTTCATACGGCAGGTTCAAAGCATCAAAAGCTTTTGCAATTGAAGCCGCCGCCCATATCTCCACATTAAGGTTGGTAAGATCCCTGATTCTCTTCAGTAATTTCTTTTCTTTGTTCTTAAATCGTTCTATCAATTTCTCAGCGCTGTGGGTATCTATGCGCACCCCTTTTTTAGTCATTTGAAAAATTACATTGATTAATCGGCATTCCATGTCATATACTGTCTGTAAATTATCCTTGGTGATTTCCCATGATAATTTCTCATGAAGCTTTAATGTTAACCTTGCATCTTTTTCAGCGTATTCTCCAACAAACTGTGCCGGTAATCTGTACATTTCATTCTTCGGGTCTACTCCAAATGCATCTGCAGCTTCCCTCAATTTTGTTTCATTTTTTCTCTCCCCTAGGTACTCTCCTGAAACGCTATTTAAGGTATAGGAGAACCGATTCTCATCAATAAGCGCCATGGCAACCATGGTATCGTGTATTCTACCCTTGACTTCTATTCCCAGAGTGGAGAGCCAGCCAATGTCATATTGAGCATTGTGAAACACTTTGTCGATCGAACCGTCTATACATATGGACTTAACATATTCTAACACTTTCTTCTTGTCCATATTCCCCCCACCTTCATGAGCGATCGGATAATATCCGGTGAAACCGTTGGATGAAACCGCGATTCCAATGACTTGTCCCCTTTCAGTAGGCCAACCTGGACCTTCTTTTATCAGCTCCGGATCACACGTCTCCAGATCAATTGAAACTTTATTATGCGTGCTCAGATCAGGAAAGGTGGTAGGCGCCACCCATTCTGAATTAATCTCTTTGAACATATCTCTCATCATTTGTTATTCTCCTTGTTTAAATTTTTAACGTGTTTCCTGGTTATTTCTCCCATAATGTCTCCTCTAGATTTAGGGTACTTGTCTTCCAGGAGAAGTTCAGCATAATGAATGACTTTTTCAATATCCTGTCTGCCTCCCTTGATGCTGTGTCGGGTAATATACTTGACAATGTTTCCTTCATACCATCCAAGCTTATTCCTGACGATGTAATGACTTGGCTGAATTGCCATTCTCTTATAATGATCCCCTCCTATTTGTTTTTTATGGGCATTCATATTATGAATCCTCCGTATCTCTGTGGCTGCACTATATGCAGTGCTTCTCTTGCACGGGTAGCCCCTACATAGAATACACGCGATTCATCATCCGCGTTCACTTCCATGGCTTCCTGCGCTTTTCGTGGCAGGTCCGTAAGAATCATTACATTATCCGCTTCTCCTCCCTTGGCACCGTGAATGGTGCTTAAGTTAATTCTTGCTTCCGTTTCTCCCGAATTATTTCTTGACTCTATTGCTCTTAAAAATTCTCTATCGCGATTTCCTACCTTATCAAAGGCCACGTCCCATGGTCGTCCTGATACAAGGAGGCCATGTTGCATCACCAGTTCCTCCATCTCATACTTCTCTTTTGCAGCTGTCTTTAGATGCTTGAATCCTCTTCCAATTCCCACTTCCGTGGACATATAGGAATAAATGGACTTGACTTCCGGCAACTCTATGTACTCTCCTTCATTCAATCTCTTCCATGCATCAACTGCATTCAACAGCTTTTGTGAGACAGGAAGATTGTTATTTCTTTTGTATAATAGTCCTTGCAGTCTTACATCCCGTTCAATCTCATCCAACAGATACTGTGTGCGCGCCGTTACGAGCCATGTGCCACTGTCCTTTAGATTAACACTCTCTGGATAGGAATGATATTGTAAGAGACCTTGTTTATTTGTTCCCCTCCAGCTCTTAGGCCTTCTGTTCCTTACTTTTCCAATAATCTGTTGTGATAAATTCTGTACAACCATGGGACACCTATAGGATTGTTCTAGAACTTTAGTTTCTCCTGGCATGTTAATTAGATGCTCCACGTCAGCTCCGGCCCATCTGTAAATGGCCTGATCATCATCACCGCTTATGTAAATTTGTTTTGAATCTTGAGCGATCTTGTCAATCATTCTCCACTGCAGTCTGCATAGATCCTGTGCCTCATCAACGAATACCATTTCCAGTTTAGGAACTGGGCCTGAATTGAGATAAAGCTCAATCATGTCCGTGAAGTCAAACAGTTCTTTCTTCTTCTTGAATTCTTCCAACGCTCTCTTCGCTCTTAACAATGCGTGCCAGGAAACATCTTGCAAATCAGAACTGTTGTAATGGTGCTCCAAGTCCAGGCATTTCATTCTTGCAAGATTAACTTCATTTATCAGTATGTTATCCGTTGTAACTATTCCACCGGATTCTTTCCCGTCATTGACATATCCTAGATCCATGCCGAATGCCTGCGCGAACTCCTTGTAATTATCCCTTGACATCACCTCTGACTTGGTCATTCCAAGCTGATGGAATGCGAATGAATGTAGTGTTCTGAAATATGGTAAGTGCTGTTCTTCCAGCTTAAATTTCTTCATGGCCCGCTCACGAGCCTCGTTCGCCGCCTTCTTGGTGAACGCGACGAATGCAATCCTGTCCGGCGGTGTTCCTTTAGCCAGTTCCGCTTCAACCAATTTTAGTAGATTGTATGTCTTTCCTGTGCCAGGAGGGCCTAGTATGATTTTAATTTCGGGCAAGTCTCATTCTCCTTGATTCTATGCGATGACAAGTAGCGCAGAGTACATCACATTTACTCCATTCTGCTTTTTTCTCTTCAAGCTGTTTCCAACTGGAACCACGAATCTCTGATACACATTTTGATTTAGTAGAGGGATCAGTATGGTGCCAGTCCAAACATTCTGGATTGTCATAAAAATGTTCCCCACAATGAGAGCATCCTTTTTCCGTCTTAATTTTATTTTCTATCGCTTTTATCTTACGACTCTTTATTTGTTTTCTAATTTTACTGGCCTCATTCTGCTTTTTAAATGAAACTGGATTTCTAAAATCAGGTGTAACTTTTTCACCTCTTCGTTTCCATCCAACGAATATATATCCGTCTTCTCTCATCTGTCCATACTTCCAATTAGAATGGGGCACTGTCGACCTCCTTTATGTCAAATTCTGAATTTTGCTGTTGGTAAGCTGGAACGCTCCACACCCTAGTGGTGCGACCCTTCAAGT